TATAATAAATTTCACTGTTTGTAAAGGATTAAACTTTTCTTTAAGTAGAAAGTCTTACTTCTGGATTAATCAACTTGATTTGTTTTTCTAAGAAATTTCTTTTTTCTAAAATTCTATTCATTTTTTTTAACTTACCTCGTTTTTTAAGTTTCAATGCATAAATTTCTAATTCACTAGAGTCTTTTTGTAAACGTTCAAGTTGTTGCAACATGTGTTACCTTTCGTTGATATTATAGTAAATTCGGAAATGCCTCCTCTACTACAGGTAATGTTATACCTTTAGGTTTTTGTTTGTTGATCATAGACAATACAACTTTAGCATCTTCTGGATGTACACCTTCTAAAATTCCAATAAAAATTTGTTCTCTTTTATATTTTGGTAATTTATCACCTTGACCACCTTTGACAAAATATTTAAACTTTGTATTTTCTCTAAATAAATTTGCAGGATGATTATGAGCAGGCGAAGGCGTATATGGTGGATTACCTTTAGGTAGGTTCCATTGAATTTTATCATCCATTGAGCCTTTGATAACATCTTTCAAAGCCCAAGATTCATTTTGTTTTAAGATTCTAACTTTATCTTCTCGATTTCGTTGTTTGCCAACTTCTTCTAATATTTCAAAAACATATTTAATCATTAAATAAACTCCTGTACACTTTCAATCAATTGGTTACACCTCTTAGCAACAAGATAAGGATAAACTTTATTTTTCTTGTTATAAGTGGTTTGCTCCATAAAACTATTTATAATTTCATTTCTGAGTTCAGAAGGTGTTTCACTAAGATCAATTAATTTTTTATTTCTACAATAATTACGATACCATGAAGCAGCATATAACAATTCACCTTCTTCTAAGTCTTGAATGATTTCATCTACTTTCTTTTTAGACATAGGTATTTGTCTAAAACCTTCTACAAATGTGTCATCATTAGATAATATGTTAGGTACACCATCTCCCTTGTCACCACGTATGATATGAGTTTGTAAGTAATATCTCGGATTACTTTCAATTATTTCTTTTTTAAGAAGTGGAGAAAATTGTCTTACATATTTGTATTTTTGTAACTGTACGAAATCTCTATCAGAAGATACTATCATAATTTTTTCTGGATTAAAATCATTGTTTTGATCCGGATGTCTTGTAACTAATGTACCTATAATATCATCTGCTTCACAGCCATCTATTTTGATAACTTTGTATGGAAAGTTCTCGGCAATTTCTTCTCGTATTAAGTTGAGTATTCTAAAAGCTTCATCCCAATTAAATGAAGAATTGCCTCTATCTTTTTTACGATTAGCTTTGTATTGAGGAAAAGCTTTCCTACGCCAGTTATTAGAAGCATCAACAGCAATCACCATTTCACCGTATTCTTCTTTGTATCTTTTGTAATACATTCTTAGTGAATTCAATATCATATGACGAATCATTTGTTCATCAAATGTTTTATTAATTATAATACTTGCTAAAGCAATACCACTGTAGTCAACTATAATCATATTGAATATCTCCTATAAACATATACATCCCATAATGTAGCATTCTTAATACCGCCTTTAGGATCACCAAAGTAAGTAAAACCGTTAGTTGGTTTTCTACCTTTCTTTTCGACTCTAAACTTTGTTTTAGACGAATTGCATGATCTTACGACGGCTTTAACCATTTCGTATTCTTTCATATCTTCTGGATTTTGTGGATCAAATCTGCCAATCCAAGAAGATGACCTGTCATGTTTACCTATATGGATTCCCATATTATATTCCTTTCTCATAATATATACCAAATGCTTCAATTACTTTATTAGGAAAAGCGTAAGGATTACGCTGAACCATTATTTTTAATTCTTCCATTGTTAATCCTAGAAATTCTGCTTCTTTCTTAAGGATAGTAGTTGCACCTTGAATTTTCATTATAAAATCTCCGCAGCTAGTTTTTGAACCATTGTGTACTTATTAGCAAGATCCTTAATAATCTTCATATTGTAATCTTCTCTTACAGTTTCTCTTCTAATAGTTTCAGGAAGAGTTCTTAGTAAAAGATTAATTTTAGTTGAAGGATTATTAGATTTAAGGATTAAAGCCTTAAGTGATGATGTTGAGATTGGTTTAGACATATAAAGTTTCTCCGCTTTGTTTATTTTATAGTACTATTATACTATAGTTTTCAACAAATGTAAAGGAAAAAATGCACTTAAATAGAATATTTTTTCCAAAGTAAATGCAGAACATAAAACCACACGCCATTAATCAATGGTTCAATTAAAGCTACCGCTCCAGATTCCCACAAACTGGCACCAGTCATTAAACTCACGACAGTCATAGCTATCATAATATGACCTAATGTATAAATTATTGCAAGAGTAAGACTACTGCTTTTTACAATGTTCTTTAAAAAATTAAAAGCACCTTGTGTAAATTCACTCATATTTTTGTTTCCAAGATTTCTCAAAACGCTCTTCGATATAGACTAATCTTTCATTATTGCCCCAAAGTCTTTTTGTATAATGTTTAAGCATTCGATCTATATCTTTTTGACTCCAGCTTTCAGGTATTAATTGACCCTTTACTGCATAATAAATTCTGTTAGCTTCTTTTTGTTTTTCTTTTTGTAATCTCCATAGCATCCAGTCATAGTATCTTTCTGGCTCAGAATCTTGATCGGGCAATTCAATATGCTGGCCGGTTCCTGTCATATCTTGCGTATACTTATTCACTCACAAAGTCCTCTGCCATGGGAAATATTTTGGTTATTGCTTCAGCACAAGCTCTCGCAACTTCACTGCATTCTTTTTGAGTACCATTGCCAGATCTCAATTCAATAAAATGAATCCAACTTCTGATTGTTCCATTCATGTAAATCCTTGATGTAGTTAAACCTTCAGGTAATACTGCTCTCGCAACTTCTTTAGCTATTCCTTTTTTGATTGCGGCTTGATAGACTTGTTTGCACATCCATATGACTCGTTTTTGTTCTCTTTCCCAATCGAGTTGGAAAGCTTCATCATCAACTTCGACACTACTTTGTCTATTCTTATCGTCTTGCATTCTCGCTTCTCTTGTAACAAAATCTAACTCCTCTACTGGATTTGCATATCTTTGACTAAACTCTTGAAAACTAAAACTACGATGCCTCAGTATTTGTCTGGCAATATCTCTTGTAGTATTAATCTCAATACAAGCACTGACCATTTCAAATGGAGACCAATGCTGGTGTTTAATAAGATATTTTAAAAGTTTTTCATTTGTATCTTTATTCATTTGATTCGAAGGATTGCTGACTCTTGCAGAGAACGCAATCAATTCTTGCACATCATCTATTCCTATAAAATTTGTTGGTTGAGAATAACTAACTAATCTTGCTATCATAACTTGAAGTCCTTAAATCGTTGACCAGTTGGAGTTTTATCAAAAACTGGTGTATCGTCTGTTAATGTTTGTTGATTTTCTTCTACATCAAATAATCGCATCTTACTTCGATCAACACCGACTACAAATCTTTTGTGAAGTGTTGGATCATTATATCTGTTCTTTAATTGTTTTACCATGAATTGACCTTGTTGTTCAAGTTCTTCTGTAGATATTAAAGCAAACATTAAGTCCGCAGTTGCGGGTAATCCAAAAGATTCACTTGTATCTTCAAGCCCAACATCCGAGTTAGAATAACCTGAACGAGTCGTTTGCGTTGCAGAGAAGACCGGTACGTCAAATTCGACTGCAAGGCCACGTAATTCTTCAGCAATTGCTTTAATGTAAGAGTATGAATTGATTGCACCACCCATTCCTTTCATTCTTGAACTTGCACATATATTTAAATAATCAATAAAGATTAAGTCAGGTTCAAATTGTCTTTTCAATTTCAGTTCATTAAGTAATGCTCTAAAATGACCTGAATGTGCAGAGCCGGTTGGATATTCTTTGATGATTAACTTACCGGTAGTTTTCTTTGCAATGTTATTTACCATCAAAGAAAACCTATCTTTCGATATTTTATCAAGTTGATCAATAGGAACATCAAGTAAGTTTGCATCTATTCTTTCAGCAATTCTTTCTTCAGCCATTTCCATAGTGATGTATAAAACATTATGACCTTGAACTAAAGAAGAAGCAGCAACGTGGCACATAAACAAAGACTTACCGACACCGGTACCAGCCAGTGCAATGTTGAGCGTTTTCCTTGGTACGCCACCTTTTGTGATAGTATTAAAGTATTCTAAATCAAATGGTAATCTGTCTTCTTCTGTATGATAAAACTGAAATCTATCTTCAGCATTTTCTACATAATCATGACCGACTTGCAAATCAAAACCAACACCTAAAGCTTTAGTTAATAAATCAGGTAAAGCACCCTTAGTTAATTGTTCATGCTTGCCGTCAATGATGGATATCGATTCCATAATTGCAAGATATATTGCGCGATCTTGGCACCACTTTTCTGTAGTGTCCAACAACCATTTATCATCTACTTTATCATTAGTAAATAGTTGTGGCACAATGTCCATTGCTAAATTATACTGTTCATCATTAAGTTTATCGGCATTATCGAGTTCTATCTTAAAAGCTTCAGCATTTGGTAATTTGTTATACTTTGCTACAAATTTACCGGCTTCACGAAATAGTATTCGATATATACCTTCAAAGTAATCTGGCTTGATGAAAGGTAATACTTTACGCATATAGCTTTCATCAGTTAAAAGATTACGTAATATAGTTTGTTCTAAATTAGTAGGCATATGCAGCTTTTCTCAACTCTTCATCTATTTCTTTTCTTAATTCTTCCACTCTACTTTCTAAGTAGCTTATTGATGTGTGGATATGACCAGTGTCATGTGGTTGAAGCTTACTCTTTGCAATTGAAATTTCGTCCATCAACATTATTAATCTATCAGTTTTATTTTCCATCTTCTACCTCTCTAGTTAATACATTACCATCTTCAATTCCTTTAGCCATTATTTTTTCTAATAACAATCCGGCAAACTCCTGAAGTTCTTTATTTTCTTTTGTGAGATCGGTGTCTGGTGTATAAACAATGTCAAAATTAAAAGACATATATTTATCCACACCCTTCCCATTGAACCTAACTACACCGTATTTTAATACAGTTTCAGTGAACTCGCCTGAAAGTAATCTTACATTCCAGGCTTGTTCATCTCCTTTATCAGGTGTTATTTGATAGTCTTTGTCTTCGATTAGATCCATTAATGCTGGTCCATTTTTTCCAAGTTAACATTATTAAGTATAGAATACTTATTTGTTATATACTGTTTGAAATCGGTTTCTTCAATTATTGGTTTCCAGAACTCTTCGTTTAATGTGTCTTTTTCTCGAACTTTTGGTTCCACCAATTCTCCAGTTGATTTATCAACTCTGCAGTACCAACCAGCGCTTGGCTTAGCAACATAATTACCAGACATAGCAACATCGAGCATGCCAGACCAATGCTGAACACCACCGTCCCAACTAACAGAAATAGGAATTTTAGACTTTTCTTTAACATATCTTGATTTCTCCACGTTAATCACAAAGTGATAGCCTTTTATTTCTGTACCTTGTTTGTCTTGTTGACGACCAAGAATCCAGATATTATCAGCACTATAGTAAATACCAGTACCACCAGAAACTACAGCCTTTGGAAATAATCCAATCTCTTGATAAGTGTGGTTAACTGCAAGTAAAGGTATATCTTTCATATTTAGGTATGGTGTTACCATTCTAAATAAACCTTTAAGTGCTTTTGCTCTTGACATATCAGCAACTGATTTTTCATTAATAGCATCTTCTAATTCTTTTTTAGATGCAAGGTTACCGATTGAGTCAATTACTATTATAACTTTATCATTTCTATCTAAACCTTCAAGCTGTGATATCATATCAAATTTTAATTCTTCTACATTAGTAATAGGTGTATGAAGTACTCTACTCGTATCAATACCAAAGTTTTCGAAATAAGATTGAGGTGAGCCAAATTCTGAATCATAGAATAGTAATACAGAATCATCATACTTCTTTAAATAAGCACTTGCCATTATTAATGCAAATGATGTTTTAAAGTGTTTAGATGGACCAGCTAAAACTGTTAAACCTGGTGATACACCACCATCCATCGAGCCAGACAAAGCTACGTTTATCATTGGCACATCGGTTGGTACCATGTCTTTATCATTAAAAAATTTAGAATCAGCAAGTACTGACGTGTAATCAACTTTACTGTTCTTCTTAAGTTTATCCATTATTGACATATATTTCTCCTACAAATAATAGTATTATTATACCATAAAAGCATCTAATTGTAAAGGTTTATTTTGACTAATTACTGATTCATTTTTATTATCTTGAACTATAAAATCTGTATTCCACATTTGATTATCTAATCTTCCATCACAGAATTTTAAAACTTCTTCAGCCATATCCATTGCCGTAGTAACTGGTACATTTTGACAAATATGATTTAAGTTTTTGACTCCTCCCTGTAAGATAAAGTCTTGCGGTAATCCCATTATGTTTAAACATTCTCTTATAGTAAGATGCCTATCAATATCAGGATGTGTTAGTTTAGTGGGTGCACTACCTACAAAAGCTCCGATATAATTTTTTGGTACATACACACCTCTTCTCATTATATTACCACCAGATGCTAGTTTTTCATGCATTATTTTACAACGCGCTGCTTGCTTTTCAAAGCCGTTAGCTGCCATCCATTTTGATACTTCATTGTATGTTACATTTTTATCTTCAATATAATGAAGAACATCATAACTCTTTTTGATCTTATTTTGAAATTGATTATGAGTTATGCCACCTTCAAGTTCTTCAAGAACATACCTGTAATAAGGATCTTGTGATGGAGTTGATGTATTTGTAAGCACATTCATCGGATCATCTGGATTATTTTGAGTTGATCTTATAGTATCTTCAATCTTAGCGTGATTTC